CTTGCACCCGGCCCGTCTAGCTCGATGATGATTGCATCAATTCGCCCGTTCACGCCTTGCAACTCTAATTGACCGCATAACTCAGTCACTAAGCCTGCCAACTGTATGCCGTCTAGCTTTCTTCGTGTAACCTGCTTAAGGTTCAAACGTCCACGCCGTAAATGTATCACCGACTCATCATCGCCCATTTGTGCAGCATCAATACCNATAACCCAACCGCCAATCGGCACAACATCGGCTGGCCCTAGCTTCATCGCTTCTTCAACAAAGTCACCAGGTATCCAAGAGTCATTTGTCGATGCGTTATAGTCCAAGTCATATTCTTGAGCAAATAATACAGGGTCAACAGTGCGCTTTTTCTTTTCGTACCACTCTTTATCTTTGCGCGGGTCATCAGACCAATGGAATGAAAACACGGGTATCTCACCACCCATGCGCTTACGGTAAAACAGATTGCCGTTACCGTTTACGCTAGACATATCAATTTTACAGTTTGACGTTGCGCTTAGTGCCGCATCAATAAGCTCTTGACGTTCGTAATGTGCCGAATTGTGAGTAGGGATACAGCCTTCCGTGATGTATAAGCCATCATCAGAATCAATAGAAATACAGCGAACAGGCTCTTTTCGTCCTGTTTTTTTAATACAAATTATTGACCGTTCAATCGTATTATTGCGACTCTTATAAATATCAAGTTTTCTTTTTAAGATGAAAGGCTCAAACTCAGCAGGTAATATAATAAACAATACATACTGGTCTCTATATCCTCGTTTATCTTTTTTGATTTTCATTGTTGCATAGCCGCCTAGCGACTCAGCCAAAAAACGAACATCTTCAGCAAGCATTTTTGAACTTGTGTAATACGCAGCAGAACCGCCACTTTTACCTGCACTACCATCCGTATCCATTAAACCTTGTAATAGTGCCAATCTATCTTCAATGCTTGAATACTTGTATGCAGCAGGAATAAACTTTTCCCATGACCTTTTTCCTGCAATACCAACATCTACAATCGCTTGGCGTATTCTGCTTTTATGCTTCCAACCCATGCGGCCACGAACATCATTTAGACGATAAGTAATGCCTTCTTTTTCACGAACAAATGAGCAGTAATCTGGCAATTTAGACTTAAAGTAATCTGCTAAATCTTCATCAATGCTAGTCAATTTAGGTGAGCTTTTAGGTACTTGCGATACGCCACCATCCCCAATCAATGCGCCGACAACGTACGGATGTAACGGCAATTCTCTTTTTTCAAAGTTAACTGGCGCGATTAAAGGCATCCTGTATCTGTATAAAATTTTACCTTGCGGCGAAATGTATTTATAACGCTCACACATTTCATTTGTTCTTGTTGTAACTGTTTTTCTTTTCCCGATTACCTCATTAACGGTCCATAAATGATTAGGACTACATTCAACCACCGTACCATCACTAAAAGTTACATCGTACGTCTCAAATTCTCCACAATCATTAATGTGTGTGATGTTTTTTTCATCGCCATTAATGCCAATAACTTTATCATTCATTGTCAAATCACCCATAAGTACCCATCCGTTAGATGTTAGCACTTTTGATGATAGTATTAAAGCCTCGTCCTTAAAGAAAAGTGATGACCTGCCACCACGCCCAATGTTGTCGCCTGCTTCGCCTTTGATAACAGAACCATTATCATTATTGACTATGCAAAGATGCGTCCTCGTTTGATTCTTTGGCCTGAACTCAATAGGCAATCCTGCAATGTACGCTTGTATTTTCCAAAATATAGAATCAGGGTCGCCGTTCTTATCAACTAAATCTTCTTTACGCGAACCAAAGCCGACAACAGTGCCTGGATGAAAAAAAGTTATCCAATGTGCAATTGCAGCGGCAAGCCAAGTCATGCCAATGTCGCGCGACTTTTCAATAACCCCGTCGTCTCTACTTTTCCATCGTGCATTAACCCAATTGACAAGCTCAATCTGTTTTGGAAATAGGACAAAAGGAAAGTTAGTTGGTAAACCACGCTCAGCATTACGAGGGTCAAAGGTCATGCCCCAATCGTTAATAAACTCGGCGGGGTGCGTTTTGTAGAACTCAAGAAGGCCAGCTAAAGCACCTTCAGTCGTGCGAATGGTATGCAAACGCTCGGCACGTTTTTTATAGACAGCTTGATAGTCAGGATTTTTAAAGTCGAATAAAACGTCAGTCATTGCTAGTCCGTTTTAATAGTGCCGCCATTGATTAGTAGATTATAGGCTTCTTCGGGTGTCATTACTGTTGTGTTGACTTGAATTGCGCCACCGTTTGTGCCTGTGTGTTCGTTTTGTACTTTGTCAGACAGCCCTAACTCTCTTGCAATGATATTAGAGTTAAGCAGGTCAGCCGCCGCACCCTCAAACTTTTGAGAATAAATAACATCTTCAATTTCTTTGACGATGTCAGAAAAATCGGGCTTCTCACTATACTCTTGCCAACCTTGTCGGCTTAATCCAATAAAAAAACACATTGCCCTAATAGTCATGGCTCGCATTTTTGTTATGGTGTTTTTGGTGATAACGCCTGATGAATGAAATATCTTTTCTTCTAATAGTGGATTATTTTCAACCCATTGGAAATACTCACAAGCGGCTGTCCACAGTTGCTCAGGTGATTCAAATATAGGATTGCGCCCGTGTGTTTCGCGCATCTTCCAAAACTGATTACCCGCTTGAAATTGCACTATCTCATCCCCTCAATCAACCAAAACGCCAAATAAACAAGCCACATACTAAAAGCGATTATACAACAAATGCCACTCACTAAGCAGAGTTGCAAAAAGCCTTTTAGGTATCTCATTTGCCGCGCCATTCTTTAAACGACTGTTTAAGTTTTGGCAGTATAATAATTATCTGTATGACAGTATAAAGCAATGTTGCCATGATTAGCCAATCTTGTAGCTGCACCCCTGTCAATGTCAAACCCCTGACAATAACAGGCGGTGAAGTTTTTATGGCTGCCATAGTTAATCCATTTTCTAAGTGTTGTTGAGAGTTATCTAAATTATTAATCATTTTGGTGTATTCTCAGCCTTAAACACGCCAATTAAACCTAAAACAATTAAAGGTATGCCATTAGCATAATCGCCCTTTAAACACTCACCTATACCCTGAAATACTGCTCCTATGCCCAAATAACTGCTTGGCTCTTTTAATCGGTCTTTTAAATCGTGCATGATGCACCCCTAAACTTAAAAATATGTCTAACAAAACTATAGCATACTCTTAAATTTAGGCAATAAAAAAGCCGACTCAATGAATCGGCTATAAAGAACGTCCGTGTTAGCTGAGTGTTACTCGCCTAATGAATAGTGATTACCGTCTGACCTAGAACCTGCCATCTACCGCCCCAAGTACCGCCTTTAGACTCCCACCATTCACCTAGTTTTCTATGGTCATCTGTACTAGATAAAAACTTGCCATCTTTGAATAAATTTAAATCAATCGCTAATCGCTTTTTGTGAAATGAATTAGCCGCGCCATAACCTTTTTTTACACCAAAATCACCATGCAAGCGCGGGTCTCTAAACGCATCGCCTAGTGTGACTTCGTAGCCTAATTCATACGCTTTTAGTATTAACTCTGCTGCCATTTTAGCAAATTTAGATTGCTGTTCTCGTAGTGTCATAATCAAAACTCATGTAAAAACCTAATGATTTCGCGCTCGATTCTATAGCGCATTTCTTGAGTAAACCATGATTTTTTATCTAATTCTCTAATTAACAAAATTAGGTCATCTTGTGACTTAACACTGTCAAAGTTGTGCGTCATCATAACGCGCCCTGTTAGTCCGCTTGTAAAAATCAGATTAGTACCGCAAACATCAAGCGTAGCACCCTCAAAAACTGTATTCATGATTGCTGACTCGTTATAGTTTTAATTAACTATAGACTAATCATCTAACAATTCAACAAACAAATCCAAGCCGACCAATAACAAACAAATCCATGATGCCCAAAACATATACTCCATTAAGATTTCCCAAAAAACTTGTTTTTGCTGCGGTCGTAAATTATGCGAATATTCGGGAATCCTATTTTAGAATCCATCTCAACACCATACACTTTTAACACTTCTAGCGCGTAGTTAATGGTTGGTATATGCGTCCGATTCTCCGCTTCGACTTGTAGCCAATCTTCCGCCGCTGTTGCCGTTCTATGCCTGCAAACGCGCTCTAAATCGCTGATAGCTTGCCAGATTGCATAGTCACGTCCTACGCTCGAATCTATGCGCTCATACTCTTCACTCATGATAGCAAGCTGTTTTTGCAGCTCGGCACATTCGCGGTGCTTTCTGTCCAAGTCTTTTTTTAACGCATTGATGCGTTCAGAATCACTCATAAATGGGCTGCCTGTTTCTAACCAACGCTCACCACACAATTCGCTCATAGCACTAACTCCAAAGCTGATTCAGGGTAAATCTGTACGCTACCTAAATGACTTTCTGACTCCACGGCATAGCCAGTTTTTGTTAGTCCAGTGCTATACCACCCGACAATGTAACCCTGCCATTCGCTACCGCTTTTCTTTCTTACATGACTTCCAAACGCGAATTTTCCGCTACTGCTTTTGTTTTTATTAGCTAAAAAAGGCAACTCTAACGACTCCTCTATTTTTAACCACGCCCAAAATGCAACTTCTAACGTGCTTGGTGTTTTACGGTGTGGACACTCGGTCATAAATGCTAAAAATTCTTGATAACGAGGGTGCATTTGTACGGGTAATTCTTGATAACTCATTTCTTTTCGTCCTCTGTTTTCATTTCCAAATACCTAACTAGACTGGTAATAGCTTCTTGTACGTCTTGCTGCGTATCTTTTACACCACGTTGCCCACTGCATAAAAGTTTTTTAACAGCGTGTTGTAGGCATGGATTTGACACGCCAAACAAGTCAAGCACTCTATAAACATCAATAAATTTTAAATTAGAAACATCTTTAAAATAATGATTATGTTTTTGCTCACTCATAACTTATCCCATTTTTTATGATTAATTGCTTCATGTAATGACATTCCGTTTGCCATTCTTCCGTACACCGTGCTTGACGGTATGCCACTTGCTAAAATTAATTGATTGTTGCTGTATGGGTTATAACCAAAGCGTTTCTTTCCGCGCCACACAATGCGATTATCTCTAA